GCCCACATCATGATCGTGCATCACACCGGCAAGGACGTGGCGAAAGGCGCCCGCGGCCATTCCTCTCTCCGCGCCGCGACCGATACCGAGATCGAGGTAATCACCGACGAGACCGAGATGCGGCTGGCCAAGGTGACCAAGCAGCGTGATCTGCAAGGCGGCGAGGAATTCGCCTTCAAGCTCGATGCGGTGGCGCTTGGCGTCGATCAGGACGGTGATGCTGTCACCACCTGCATCGTCAACGCTGTCGAGAACCGTCCGCAAAGCGGCCCATCATTGCCACCGCGGGCTGTCTGCAAGGCCATCCTCAAGGCGGTCGATGACGCGTGGAAGGCGAAGAACCCGTTCTCGATGGCGCCGCAATCACAAAAGTCCGGACGCTATGCGCCACGGGCGCTCGGCCAGCAGTTCAACCTGGAAGGACAGGTCATCGAGAACCTGCTCACCGGCTGGATCGACAACGCCATCATCACTGTCGAGGAGACGGATTCCCACACAAAGAAGCGCGGCCTGAAGGTGCTGGAATGGCTCGATTGAGGTCTGCGGAAGTCATGCGGAGGTTGCGGAAGTTGAAACCCAAATCATTGAAATCATTGGGCTGGAGTCTTTGCGGAAGTTGCGGAGGTTGGGGTGCCAAGCCATTGAAATCATTTGCGGAGGTCTGCGGAGGTTTGCCCCACTCCCGTAGGGAGGTGATGCGCCGTCCTCCGCTCGCAGCGTCGGCCGGCGCTCCTGCCGTCGGCAGGGCTCCAACGCAACGAGGTGGATGGCAATGAAACCAGGAAAGCTCATCAGGACGATCGACGGCCAGATCATCGGGGAACGAAACGGCTGGGTGCTGTTCATTCGCGCTGGCAAATCCACGCAGCAATGGACGAGCCTCAAACTGCTGCGGCGAAGCCCGGGCAAAGCGCGCAAGAACGCATTCTGGCTGGGGTGGAACGGGGAACGTCTGGCGCGAAATCACGACAGTATCCTTCTGGCCGATCGCCATCCGGGAACCCACGACTGGGTGATCAGCCGACTTCGGGAGAACGATCATGACCTATGACTTCGACACCGCCAGGGTGGCGACCCGGCCGAAAGCCGAGATCGTCATCGACGTGATGGCGGCACTTCACAGGCTCGATGCGCTGGCTCGCGACATGGAACGCAAATGGGGTGCGTGCCGGCTGCCGGCGCTGGTTCCCGACGAATTGTCCAGGCGGTTCTATTCGCAGCACCGCAAGGTCTCGATGGCGCTGCGCGAAGGTCGTAACCAGGACGCGCTCCACGAGATCGACCGCATGGTCACGGCATGGCGCTATCTCGACCACGAGGCCGACAGGCTTGGCGCGGAGCCGATCGATCCGGCTGTGTGGGAGGTGGCGCTTTCCGACGGCACGGTGGCAGCGATCGTGCGCGACGGGGACAGCGCGATGGCCGTCGACCCTGCCGATCGTGCCATGCGGGTCTATCTGCTCAGCGAGGTCGCGCGCCTGATCGAGGCCATGCCGACGGTGATGGCGATCAAGGAACAATGGCCCGGCGCGAAGGTCGTTCCGACACGCACCATCACGGCCGGCAGCTACTGGTGGGAGAATGGCGATGAACTGCCGTTCTGATCTCACCGACGCCAGCGGCGTCCATCCGCCCGGCACATCAGCCGACCATGATCATCCGACGACGGCGGTCCCGCACAGCCACGCACCAGACCGCCGTCGTCTTCCACCAGGCAGCCAACCCGAGAAGGAGACTGAACATGGCTGAACCGACTCTGCGCATTGTCGCCCGCAACGCAATCCCGCCGCTGCCGGTTCTGGCGCCCAGCAAGCATACCATCCTCGCGCTCGATCTCGGCACCACCGCCGGCTGGGCGCTGCGTGATGCCGACGGTCTGATCACCAGCGGCACGGTGTCCTTCCGCCCGGGCCGCTACGATGGCGGTGGCATGCGCTATCTGCGCTTTGCCAACTGGCTGGCCGAGATCGACCGGCTCACCGGACCGATGGCCACGATCTGGTTCGAGGAGGTGCGCCGTCATGCCGGAACCGACGCCGCCCATGTCTATGGCGGGCTGATGGCCACGCTCACCGCTTGGGCCGAGCAGCATGGCGTGCCCTATCAGGGCGTGCCAGTCGGCACCATCAAGCGTCACGTGACGGCCAAGGGCAATGCCGGCAAGGAGGCCGTGCTTGCCGCGGTCCGTGCGCGCGGTTTCTCGCCCGCCGACGACAACGAGGCCGACGCCATCGCCATCCTGCTGTGGGCGATCGAGACGAAGGGAGGCCTGGCATGACCCGTTCCGCCATCCTCGATCGCGCCGCGCAGGTGCTGGAGGCACGTGCCGAGACCTACGGTCCTGCCGACACGGCCCTGCGTGCCATCGCCGCCCGCTGGTCGCTCACCCTTGGTCGCACCATCACGCCGGCCGAGGTGGTGCTGTGCATGATCGACCTGAAGCTCACCCGGCTGGCGCACGATCCAACCCACCGTGACAGCCTCGTCGACGTCATCGGCTATGCCGCCCTGTTGCCGGAGGTGCGGCCATGAAGACCATGAAGTTCACCCCGCGCGGCTATGGCGGTGACCGCCGCGATCCCGATCGGGTCAAACGCGAGGGCTGGCAGGAACAGGGTCTGCTTGCCGTTGCCATCGACGATGCTCGCCTCAGCTGGCCCGAGCGCGAGTTGGTCCGGCAACTCGGCGAGCGGCTCTATGGCCGGAGGAAGGACCAGCCCGAGACAAGGGAGGCGCGTCATGACTGATCGTGTCCACACCGTCGACGATGTCGCCGACCAGTTCGAGGAGGCGTTCCGCACCCTGCGCAAGCTGCCGCCGGTGACGGTGCAGGGATATTTCAACACCTGGCCCGCCGTGCTGCATTCGGCCCGCGAGATCGCCTTCATGGAACCGGAGCCGATGCGCATTCGTCCATCGACCGCCGCGATCACCCGGCTGGAGGAAACGCTTGCCTGGATCACGTTCGTCGAGGAGGCCGAGCGCAGGCTGATCTGGTCACGGGCCGCGCGCGTGCCGTGGAAGCAGATCAGCCACGAGCTCGGCTGCGACCGCACCACCGCCTGGCGCCGCTGGCAGCTCGCGCTGACCAAGATCGCGGCGCGGCTCAATGCGCTGGCTGCGTGATGCGCGGAGCGCCAAGACTGGCATAGAGGCTGAGAAAGTGCCCCGCATTCCAGAACGGCATGCGGGGCAACGAAGAAGTCAGCCTCGGGGGGAACGGGGAGGTTTGGAGGCCGACAGTTCCCACCATGGCACGGCCTCACGGGGGCTGCCAGAGGCTGATCGCAGACGGGATTGGGCCACGCCGGCAAACGCGCTTGCCGCGCCAGATGTGTTGCAACACTTTTGTCCGCGACACCTGCAACGGATCGGTGCTATCAACGGTCCAGCATGGGGAGAGTGCGCCGAAGGGCTCGCTCTCCCCATTTTCGTTGCAGCACAGCCGGCGCTGCCACCCTCATCGCAACATCGGAACAGTCCATGTCACAGCTCACCGCACGCTGGGCCGACGATCATGTCGCGACCTTCGCCGACAAGATCACCGAACTCGGCCGCCGCTTCCCGAAGGTGCTGCCGCGCATCGTCAATCAGGTCGGCAACCGGGCGAAGACCCAGGTCATCCGCGCCTTGACCAGACAGACCGGCCTGCCGAGGAAGACCATCGTCACAGCGATCGGCAAGCCTGCCACCGCCCGACCCGGCAGGCTCGCCTACGAGATGCAGACCGCTGGCGGCAACATCCGGCTCAAATACCTGAAGCCGAGGGAGACGAGGGCTGGCGCAACCGCGATCCCGTGGAACAAACGGCAGCTGTTCGCCGGCACGTTCATCCTTGGCGGGCAATTTCCCAACCGCCACGGCCTTGTCCGCGATGGTCATGTCATGCGCAGGCTCGACAGCGCCGGCCGCAAGCTGACCTTCGCCCGCTCCGGCATGTTCATCCCGGTGGAGATGACGAGCGGCGGCACGGCGGCGGCGTTCGAGCAGACCGCAGCGCCGTTGCTCAAAGCACGCGTCGAGGCGGCGCTGACGAAGCTCGTACCGTAGCCGAGAGAGCGCCGTTCCTCGGTCCGGACTGACCCGCAGCATTGCGCAGCAGCCCCACAACTCAACGACCCACGGTTGCAACCCCTTGTCGATGACCGCCTCCGCTGGACTACGCTCAACCCCGCAGCGCCCCCACCCCCCCCCCCGCCACGGGACCCCTTCTTTTGCAACCAAAGGGTGCGGGGGAGCGCCACTGCCGGATTTGAGTGTTTTTCCAGTGCCGATTTTTGCAGTTTCGTTTCGTTTGGCAGGCAAAAAAATCAATGAATTCAAAGAGCGTCCTCGAAGTTATGAAAAACGGCACCTCTCCGGCCAGTTTCGAATCCGTCCCGCAACTGCGCCTCGTCGCGGTCGACGATCTGGTGCCGAACCCTGCCAACGCCAGGACGCACCCGGAAGAACAGGTCGCACAGATCGCCGCCTCGATCAGGCAGTTTGGTTTCACCAATCCGCTTTTGGTCGACAAGGACGCGGGCGACATCATCGTCGCCGGTCATGGCCGCAGGCTGGCGGTGCTGCGGATGATGGAAGCCGGCGAGACCGTCCGACTGCCAGATGGCAGGGCTCTGCCGACCGGCATGGTGCCGGTGATCGATTGTTCCGGCTGGTCGGATGCGCAGCGGCGCGCCTATACGCTCGCTGACAATGCGCTGGCTGAGACGTCCGAATGGGACGATGCGCTGCTCAACGTGGAGCTGAGGTTCCTCGACGATGCCGGCTTCGACCTGCCGGTGATCGGGTTCTCGACCGCTGATCTCGACCGGCTGCTGGCGATCGATCCGGATGCCGATGGTGATGATGGCGGCTCGACGGCGCCGATCTCCATTCCCGAACCGCCGCGCAATCCAGCCTCGTGCACCGGCGATCTGTGGCTGCTCGGCGATCATCGTCTGCTGTGCGGCGACAGCACCAACCATGACGATGTGCGCCGGCTGATGAATGGCGAGCGCGCCATCCTGTTTGCCACCGATCCACCGTATCTCGTCGACTATGACGGCACCAACCACCCGACGCAGAACAAGGATTGGAGCCACAGCTACGGCACGACCTGGGACGACAGCAGCCAGGGCCCCGAGCTTTACGACGGCTTCATCGCCGCAGCCGTGGCGGAGGCCATTGCCGGGAACGCTGCCTGGTATTGCTGGCATGCCTCGCGCCGCCAGGCGATGCTGGAGGAATGCTGGACGAAGGCCGGCGCCTTCGTCCATCAGCAGATCATCTGGGTGAAGGACCGGGGTGTGCTGACCCGCTCGTGCTATCTGTGGAAGCACGAGCCGTGCCTGATGGGCTGGGTGCGCCCGAACAAGCCGCCGATCTTCGGTGATCTGGAGCCAACCACATGGATGCTGCCCAGCTACGCTCGTGACGAGCGTCCGGACCATCCGACGCCAAAACCGCTCGATGCGTTCGGCATTCCGATGCGCCGGCATGTCGCGCGTGGCGGTCTCTGTTACGAGCCGTTCTGCGGTTCCGGCTCGCAGATCATGGCGGGCGAGGAGAACGGCCGGCGCGTCAACGCCATGGAGATCGGCCCGGCCTATGTCGATGTCGCCATCGAACGCTGGCAGGCCGAGACCGGCAAGGACGCCATCCTCGACGGCGATGGCCGCACCTTCGCAGAGGTGAAGGCCGAGCGGTTGGGCGATGATAGCGCCGCCCACGCCAACACGACCGCCGTCGCCCCGGAATTCCCGGCCAGCCCGGACTCCGGTCATAGAAAGCGCAAGGCGGCATAACACATGACCATGAACGAACCGCAGGCCGGCACGATCACGACGGCGCAGGCAGCGCGCCTGCTGATGGTGACGGAAGACTGGATCCGGCAGCTGTCACGCAATGGCTACCTTGCCAAGGCCGGCCGCGACAGTTTCAACCTGGTCGCCGTGGTTCAGTGCTACATCAAGTACCTGAAAGACGACGAGCGCCGATCGAGCAGGTCGGCGGCTGACAGCCGGGTGCGCGATGCACGCGCGGCCGAGATCGAGCGACGCATGGCGCGCGAGGACCGCGACCTGATCATGCTCGACGAGGCGATGGCGGCTTACGACTTCGCCACCGGGCTTTACCTGGCCTCGGTCTCGGGCCTGCCGGCGCGCATGACGAGGAATGCAAGTGAACGCAGACGCCTTGAAGCCATCTGCGACGGAGAACGTCAGCGTCTTGCCGACCGTTTCGCCGAAGGCGTATCGGCTCTGCGCACGGGCGAAGCGGCTGTTGACGCCGACGACGAGGACGACGCCTGACGCATGGGCGCGGGCGAACCGCACCTATCCACCGACGGCGGGCCTACCCGGTCCCCGCGATCCGCGTCTGACGCCATACACCATTCCGTTCGTGCGGGCGGTCCATGCCCGGACGCACAAGCGCGTGGTGATGGTGGTGGGCGCCCAGATGGGCAAGTCCGACAGCATCCTCGACATCATCGGCGAGCGCATGGATACAGCGCCGGTGCCGATGCTCTATCTGGGGCCGACCCGGCTGTTCCTGCAGGAACAGTGGGAGCCGCGCATCATGCAGCTGCTCGACGAGGCGCCATCCTTGCGCTTCAAGGTGGCTCGCGGCAAGCGCATGACGAAGACGCGCAAGATCATCGCCGGCGTGCCGCTGCGGCTTGCCCATGGCGGATCGTCGGTGGCGATCAAGTCCGATCCGTTCGGGCTTGCCTTCACCGACGAGGCGGACGAGTTGCTGGCCAACGTCAAGGGCTCGGGCGACCCGATCAGCCAGGTCGACCGGCGCGGCGACACCTATGCCGATTTCGTGCACGCGATCGTGTCGACGCCAACCGAGGGGCCGAGCGACGTGGATGTGGACGAGGCCAGCGGCCTGCAGTTCTGGGCCGATATCGACCCGCAGGAGATCGGCTCCACCATCTGGCGGCTGTGGCAGGGCGGCACCCGCTATCACTGGGCATGGCCATGTCCGCATTGCGGTGAGTTCTTCATTCCGCGCTTCCGCTGCCTGGCGTGGGACAAGCCGACGGATGCCGCAGGCAAGGAGCTTCGCTCCGACCCGGTGATGGCGTCACAGACCGCGCATCTGGTCTGTCCGAAGAATGGCTGCGTCATCACCGATGATGCCCGCGCCCGCATGAATGCGCGTGGCGTCTACGTGGCACCGGGCCAGCATGTGAAGCCGAACGGCAAGGTGGTGGGTGAAGCGCCGGAAAGCTGGACCGTCAGCTTCTGGGTGTCGGGCCTCGCCTCGCCGTTCAAGACATGGGGCGAGCGGGCCGCCGAATATGTCGCGGCGGTGCGCTCGGGCGAGCCGGGCGAGATACAGTCGGTCGTCAATGGCGGCTTCGGCGAGTTGTGGGCGCCGGGCGGCGGCGACGTGCCGGAATGGCGCGAGCTCGAGAAGCTGAAGCTGCCATATCTGTCCGGCGAGGTGCCGGCGGATGTGCGGGTGCTGACGGCGGGCGTCGACGTGCAGAAGGACCGGCTGGTCTATGCCGTGCGCGGCTGGGCAGCGCGTTCGGAAAGCTGGCTGATCGAGGCCGGCGAGGTGTTCGGCGATACCGTCGAGGAAGCGACCTGGGACGGGCTGGAAGACGTGCTGCTCAAAAGCCGCGATGGCCACGCCATCCGGCTGGCGCTGATCGATTCCGGCTTCCGGCCGGGGCGACCCGATGCCGTGCCGGAGAACCGGGTCTATCAGTTCTGCCAGAAGCATTCCCGCTTCTGCCGACCGACCAAGGGACGTGACACGCAGGTCAAGCCGGTCATGCCGCGCAAGAGCGAGGTCGGTGTCGACATCCGTGGCAGGCGCGTCATGATCGGGCTGGAACGGCTCGACCTCGACAGCGACTACTTCAAGCGTTTCGTGCATGAGCGGCTGCGCTGGCCGGTGGACGAGCCGGGTGCATTCCATCTGCCGCAGGACGTGTCGGACGACTATCTGCGCCAGCTTGTCAGCGAGGCGCGCATCAGGAAGCCGGGCGGCAAGCCGGTCTGGGTCAGGCGGGCGAAGGACAACCACTATCTCGACTGCGAGGCGATGAACGCGGCGGCCGCGTTCTTCCTCGGCGTGCAGCGGTTGCGCGACGAGCCGGCGCGCAAGGGCGCCAACGACGTACCCGGCACATCAGCCATTCCAGTGCTTCCCGGCAGGAAGCCGTCGATGGCCGACTGGTCGGCGATGCTGAACAGGTAGGACCGACGTGAAGACAGCGAAGCAGACGACAGGCGGCGCAGCAGGCGTCCCGTCGGCCGGCTATCTGCGCGGCGAGCCGGGCACGGGCCTCTACATGCCGTCGATCAGGCCTGTGCTGCGTGATCGCAGCGAGGATGTTCGCGCAGGCTGGATTGCCGCCAACAGCCGCGCCAATGACGCGCAGATGAACTCCGGCTGGATCGCCGGTGTCGTCGAGCAGGTGGTGGCGCTGATGATCGGCACCGGCCTGCGGCTCAACCACAAGCCTGACGGCTCCGTTCTCGGCTGGGACGAGGACCAGACGGCTTCATGGGCGCGACTGGTCGAGCGGCGATGGGAGATATGGGCCTCGCAGCCCTACGAATGCGATGCCGCCGGCCGCTACACCATGGCGCAGATGGAGGCGGCGGCCGTGCGCCAGTGGATCGGCACCGGCGAGGTCGTCGCGTCCATTCACGAGATTGCCCGGCCGGGCGCCGAGACCGCCACCAAGGTCCGGCTGATCCCCAGCCACTGGCTGTCGCAGAACAGCGATCATCTGAATCGGCTCGACCATGGCGTCTACACCGACGCCAACGGGCTGCCGGTCGGCTATCTGTTCGACGTGCCGGACCCGCTTTACTACCGGCGCGAGGTCAGGATGCCGGCGCGCGACGCCTATGCGCGCCCGCGCATCGTGCATGTGTTCGACGGTGCCGCCGGGCAGGTTCGCGGCATCACGCCGCTGGCGCCGGCGCTGAAGATCGTGCGCCAGTTCGACCAGTTGGCCGACGCCACGCTGACGGCGGCGATGATCCACGCGATCTTTGCCGCGACCATCGAGAGCGACTATCCGACCGCCGAGGTCATGACGGCGCTGCAGGACGAGGACGAGGTCGCAGGCGTCGACGGTTCCGGGCTTTCCGGCGCCTTCGATGCCTTCATGCGTCAGAAGGTCGGCTGGCACCAGAACGTCAACATCGACCTTGGCCGGCATGGCAAGATCGCGCATCTCTTGATGGGCGAGAAGCTGAAGCTGCAAGGCTCGGAGCATCCGAACTCGACCTACGAGGCGTTCGCCAATTTCCTGCTGCGCGAGATCGCGTCATGCCTCGGCGTCATGCCCTCGGACCTGACGGGCGACTATCGTGGCGACACCTATTCCAGCGTGCGCATGGGCATAGCCAAGAAGTGGCCGCTGATGGAATTCCGCCGCCGGCACATTCCGGGCCGGCTGGCGCAGGCGGTGTTCGAGGCGTGGCTGGAGGAAGAGATCGATGCCGGGCGCATTCCGCTCGATGGCGGCGTGGAACGGTTCGTCACCATCCGCACCTCGCTGGTGCGGGCCGACTGGCGTGGGCCGCCCAAGCCGCAGGCCGACGACGTCAAGGCGGCGAAGGCGCACGAGACCTGGTATCGGCTCGGCGTCATGTCGCAGGAGATGATCTGCAACGATCTCGGCGTCGATCATGAGGACGTGCACGAACAGCTTGCCCGCGAACAGGCAAGCCGCACGCGCCTGGGGCTGCCCGATCCCGCCACGCTGCTGACCGGCGGCGGTGGGCCGCAAGATGGCCAGGAGGGCAACCAGCCGGCAGACGAGAAGGATGCGGCCTGATGGTTGACGGGTCGGTCTTTGACGGCATCGACATGACGGACCCGTGTGAGGTCTGGCCGGTCATGCAATCCGCGCTTGACCGCCTGCTGGTCGGCGAGAGCGTGGTGCGTGCGAGGTTCGGCGACGATGATGTCGAGTTCGGACGCGGCTCCATTGCTGCGCTTGAACGGCGCATTGCCGAGTTGAAGGCGGAATGCGTGAGAAGGACCACGGGCCGCGTGCGCCGTCACGCCATTCGCGGCGGCTTTGTCGGCTTCTGAAGGATATCCCATGCCATCGCTGATCCATGTCGCCGACCGGGTGCTGAACCGGCCGCTGCTGATCGCGCCCGAGAAGGTGCAGGTGATCCTGTCCGTGCTCGCCGGCAGGATCGGCATCGACGTAGCCGAGGCGAGCCGCTTCGAGGGCGCGGATACCGTCACCGATGCGGATGGCCGCATGCGATCCGTGCCTTACCGCGTGGCGAACGGTGTCGGCATCATCACCATTACCGGCTCGCTGGTGAACCGTGGCGCGTGGATCGGCGCAAATTCCGGCCTGACCAGTTACGAGGGCATCGGCCACCAGATCAGGACGGCCGCCGCCGACCCTGCCGTGCATTCGGTCATCCTCGATCTGCACTCGCCGGGCGGCGAGGCTGTCGGGACATTTGAGACAGCAGCACTCGTGCGCGATCTGGCCGCGTCCAAACGCACCGTCGCCGTGGTCAACGGCATGGCGGCTTCGGCGGCCTATGCCATCGCCTCCGGCGCATCCGAGATTGTCAGCACGCAGACCGGCGTGTCCGGCTCGATCGGTGTGGTGCTGCTGCATGCCGACTTCTCGCGCCAGCTCGACCGTGACGGCGTGACGCCGACGCTGATCCATGCCGGCGCGCACAAGGTCGACGGCAACCCGTTCGAGCCGCTGTCGGACGACGTGCGCGACAGCCTGCAGGCAGAGGTCGACAGCTTCTACGACGCCTTCCTCGCCACCGTGGCGAAGGGGCGCGGCAACCGGCTCACGGCTGCCGCCGCGCGCAAGACCGAGGCGCGCACATTCATCGGCAAGGCTGCGGTCGACGCTGGCGTCGCCGATCGCATCGGCACGTTCGAGAGCGTGCTGGCCGAGCTTTCCCGCGCATCGACGAAGGTCGGGCGCTCTCCCTCGCAAACCAGGAGATCATCCATGAGCGAGATCACAGGCGCGCCCGCCGCCATGGACGATGCGGGCATTTCGCAGACCGAGCACGACAGCGCGATTGCCGCTGCCCGTTCGGAGGGCGAAGCCGCAGGCATCAAGGCCGCGACCGACCGGTTCAGGACAATCGTGTCTGCCGACGGCATCAGGGGCAATGCCGGCCGCACGGCGGCTGCCATCGACCTTGCCACCCGCTCGCCCGGCATGGCGGCGGAAGATGTGGTGGCGTTCGTCACCGCGAATGTCGCCGGTGCAGCCAGTGGCGCGTCGCCTGCGTCGCTCGCCAGCCGCCTTTCGGCCGGCACGGATCCGCTTGCCGCGTCCGACCAGCCCGATGGTGCGGTTGCCGCGAAGGGCTGGGACAGCGCCTTCAGGCGCACGCCGGCTCACTGATCAACCCCGGTCTGATACGGAGAACCCGACATGACCACGTTCACCGAAGGCCGGCACCCGGCCGAGTTCCTCCTGTCGGAGGCAAGCTTCCATCGCTCGCGCGACACGATCACTGTTGCAACCGGCTCCGGCAAGATCGCGCCCGGCATGGTGCTCGGCAAGGTCACTGCAACCGGCAAGTACAAGCCGGCGACCGCGACCGGATCGACCGGCGAGGAAACCGCCGTCGCTGTCGCGCTCTACGGCTGCGACGCCACCAGCACCGATCAGACCATCACCGCGATCACCCGCGATGCGGAGGTCAAGACGCCGGCGCTGTCCTACGGCTCCACCATCAATGACGACACCAAGAAGGGCGCCGCGCGCGCCCAGCTTGCCGCTGTCGGCATCATCTGTCGCTGAAGGAGGGCGCAATGCTCGACATTTTCAACAATGACGCATTCAGCGTCACCTCGCTGACGGATGCGATCAGCGAAAAGCGCGTCCGCTCCGGCCGCCTTGGCGAACTGGGCCTGTTCCAGACGACGGCGGTGACGACGCTCACCATCGCGCTGGAATCGATCGGCGACACCATCCAGCTTGTCGCGCCGTCGCCGCGTGGCACGCCGGGCGATATCCGCGACAATGAGAAGCGTTCGATCCGCAACCTGTCCATTCCGCATTTCCAGCGTGACTGGTCGGTCGTGGCCGACGAGGTTCAGGGCGTGCGCGCCTATGGCTCCGAGACGCAGCTTGCCACCGTGCAGGGCATCGTCGCCCAGAAGATCGCGCAGAACATCGCCGATCTCGACCTGACCGACGAATATTCCCGCATCGGCGCCGTGCAGGGCATCGTCACCTACAAGGGCGGCCAGACGCTGAACCTGTTCACCGAGTTCGGTGTCGCACAGCCCGCCGAGGTCGACTTCGACCTGGACGCTGCCAGCCCTGCAGCGGGCGTGCTGCGCAAGAAGTGCGTCGACACCATCCGCGCCGTGCACAAGGTGCTGGGCGGCGTGCCGTTCGACTACCTGCACGCTTTCGTCGGCGATAACTTCTTCGACGACCTGCTCGCGCACAAGGAGGTTCGCGACACCTATACCGGGTGGAGCGAGGCGCAGATCCTGCGCGACAGCTATGTCGGTCCGAACCGATCCTCCAACCCGATGTTCGAGTTCGGCGGCATCGTGTTCGAGAACTATGGCGCGATCGACAGTGCCGGCGACGGCGCGCTGCTCGGCATCGCCACCGATGCCGCGAAGTTCGTGCCCGTCGGCGTGCCCGGCCTGTTCCGAACCTATTACGGGCCGGCCGACTATGTCGAGACCGTCAACACGCTCGGCCAGCGGCTTTATGCCAAGCAGTGGCCGATGGCGAACGGCAAGGGCGTCAACGGCGAGACGCAGACCAACGCGCTGCACATCTGCACACGTCCTGCCGCGCTGATGCGCGCCAAGCGCACCTGATGCTGGCGGCGGCGGAGCCATGACGGTTCCGCCGCCTCGCATTCATGCGGCATTGTCGATCCGGTATGGGTGGACGAGCAACTCGGCGGGCACCTTCCAGGCATCGACGATCCTGTGCACCTGCTGGAGATTGAGGGCCCGGCGGCGGTTCAGAAGCTCGGAGGCGCGAGAGCGCGAGCCGATGACTTCCGCGAAGTCGGCGTTGGAATAGGCGTTCATCGCCATGTGTTCCTTGATCGTGTCGATCGGATCGAGGTTCTCGATGGGGAAGTGCTCCCGTTCGAAGGCGTCGACCAGAATGGCCAGGATGTCGAGCGTGTCTCCTTCCGGCGTGCCGGCCGGCGCCCCCCAGAGCCTCTCGATGGTTCTGACGGCGGCAGCGTGGTCATCTTGTGTACGGATGGGGCGGATATCCATTATCTGGCTCCCTGGAACTGCGCCACGGTGAGCGCGTCGATCCTGTCATAGTCGGCATGCGTGCCGAGGAACTTGATGAACGCGATCTGCCGTCCGAAATCGAAGGCGACGATCATGCGATAGTTGCCGCCGGCAATCTCGAAGCGGACGCGTTCGCCATTGAGAACCTTCGCCTTCGAAAACGACGCCTGGACATCATTGGTCGACGCCCATTTCGAGGCGCGTGCAACATGAAGCCAGTGCGACAGCGACTTGCGCGCTTCCGGATGGGCTTCGGCAAAGCTTGAAAGCGTGCTGGCCGCGATGATCCTCACGAGGATTGCCTAGCAGATTTCCACATTTGGGACAAGCGGATTTCCACAAAATGGAAATCAGCGGGAAGAGATGCTGCACGATCATGCCGAACGCCCGCTACCACGCCATCCGCAATCGTGTGCTGGCATGTGTGGATCATGTCCACGCCGAGCCGGTGCGCCTGTCGTTCATGAAGGGCGGCGCGATTGATCCTGCGCGGCCTGCCATCGAGATCGAGGCGGTGCTGCGCGTCGGTGGTGGCAAGGAGACTGCCGTTTCCGGCCGTGGCGCCGATACCGCATGGCGAAGCCGCATCCAGGCACAACGCGCCGAGCTTCACATCGAGCGCGCCAAATATCCGCTGATCGTCGTGCGCAAGGGCGACAAGATGAAGGCGCTGTCGCGACCGGGCGAGCCATGGTTCGAGGTGCTGGCCATCGATGATCGAGGCATGACGCGGCTCGTGCTGCAACTGGGAGAGGTCTGATGCTGTCCCGGCTGGCGATCCGCATTGCGACCGTCGAGGCGCTGAAGGGCAAGACGCTGGTCGGCGACAATGTGCTCGACAGCGAGATCGGCGCGCTCGATGTTGCCGCCGACGGCTCGATCCGCACGGACACGCAGAAACCGTTCCTGTCGGTCTATACCGACATGGCCAAGGCAGAGAGCGATCTTGACGCGCGCGCCTTGCACGATTGCGGCCGGCTCGACCTGACCATCGAGGCCGGCATCACGGCGGCGATGGTCGAGACCGATCCGGACACAGGCGAAAGCCGGATCGCAGGCATCGGCATTCCGGCTGCCGATCCGGCCATGGAGATGTATCTCGATTGCCTCGACCGCCAGGTGGTGACGGCGCTGACCGACCCCGACAATGAATGGGCCGACATCTGGCGCGGCCTGTCGCTGCGTGTGGTGACGGTCGAGCGGCGGCGCACGGCGGATGCGACCGGGGTGCGTATTGCGGCGCATCAGACGGTGATTGCGCTCGACCTGCCGCCGGAGCCGGCGATGGCCGAGCCGCTCGAGGCCGGCACACCATTCGACCGGTTCCTCGCGAAGCTGGAGGTTCTTTCGGACGTTGCAGCCACGCAAGCGCAGGTGATCCGCTCCCTGCTGGGAGGCGGCAACGATCCGCGCAAGGCGATGCAGAGGTGGCTCGCCCTGTCAGGCGCGGAGATGGCCGCACTCGGCCTTGGCGAGCCGGACGGGCCTGACGAGGTGGAGATCGAGATCGGCGGAGCCGGTCCGGCCGTCACCGTGGAGCCGGCGCCATGATCGATGCGTTCATCGGGCTGAAGATCGACGTCGAGATGCTGAAGACCGCCTTCGGCAACGCGCTGAAGGTCGGGCCGGTCGAGGAGGTGGACGCGCAGAAGGGCTATCGCCTCAAACTTGGCGAGGGGCCGGATGGCACGCCGTTCCTGTCGCCATGGTATCCGCACCCCGAAAGCGGCGGCGCGACCGGAACATGGGCGCCCTTGTCGAAAGGCCAGATTGTCGGGGTCATCAATCCAGGCGGCGATCCGCGCCAGGGCGTGCTGATCCGCGGCGGCTTCTCCGATGCCAACCCGCCGATCTCGCAAAGCCTCGACGAAAACAAGGTCAGCTTCGGCGGCGTCACCATCACGCTTGCCGGCGGCAAGATGACCATCGACGGCGATGTGCAGATCAACGGATCGAGCCTGCGCCACAACGCGAAGAATGTCGGCGACAGCCATGTCCATGGCGGCATCGTGCCGGGCGGCGCGGATACCGACGTGCCGTCGAATTAGGAGAGACGAAAATGTCCGACAGCAAGCAATACCGCGTCCGCGACGGCGTGGCATGGGTCAACGGCGCGCGTGTGCCGGATGACCGCATGGTGCGGTTGACTGAGGCGGAGGCGCGCTTCGACCTCGAACAAGGCCGCATCGCACCGCTTGCCGAGACGATCAGACCGGCGAAACCGATGAAGACGCAGGACGCCGCCGACGATGGCCGGGATTGACCGCCATACCGGCAAGGTCATCGACAATCTGGCATCCGCATATCAGGGCGTCGAGGTGATCCTGTCGACGCGGATCGGCAGCCGCGTCATGCGCCGCGAATTCGGCGGCGGCATCGCCGAACTGCTCGGGCGGCTGATGACACCGGCGCTTTTTGCCGCCTGGCGGCAGCTGGTCGCCACGGCGATCGATCTGTGGGAGCCGCGCTTTCGCGTCCGCAAGGTCATGCTCGACGGCTCGACCGAGGCGCTCTGGCTCGGGTCTGCGCACATGACCATCGAGGCGGAGTTCCGCCCGCGCGGGCATCTGGGCGACTTCACCGTCGAACGCGTCGTCACGTTCGGCATCGACTTCGGGCAGAGGGTACGGGTGACATGAGGTTTTCCGCCACCACGCTCGATCTGTCGCGCTTTCCCGCCCCTCTCGCCATCCGCGGCGTCGACTTCGAGGCGATCCTTGCCGAGCGCAGGGGACGCCTTGGCGCGCTGATGGCGCAATACGGCATCGACTGGGACGTCGGCGGTCTGGAGACGGACCCCGCCATCATCGTCGAACAGGTCGACGCATGGCGCGAGATGCTGATGCTGGCATCGATCAACGATGCCGTGCGCGCGGTGATGGTGGCGTTCGCCACCGGCTCCGATCTCGACCATCTGGCAGCCTTCTACGGCATGACCAGGCGCGTCATCGAGCCGGCAACGGACAGCGCGCCGGCGGTCATGGAAAGCGATCCCGAGATGCGTCGCCGCGCCTTGCTGGCGCCGGAGGCATTTGCCACAGCCGGCACGCATGGCGGTTATGTGTTCCACGCGCTCAGCGCAGACCCACAGGTGCTCAATGCCGATGTGTGGTCGCCGGCACCCGGACAGGTCCGCGTTGCGATCCAGCAGCGCGACGGCGCGGGCGCGGCAGACGAGGATGTGATCGGTGCGGTGCGCGATCACCTCAACCGCGACGACATCCGTCCGCTGACAGACGTCATCTCCGTGAGTTCCGTCGAGGTGCACGCCTATGCCATCGACGTGACGGTGTTCATCCAGCCGGGGCCTGATCCCGTCGCGGTGAAGGAGGCGGTCACCGGCAGCCTGACGGCAATGGTGGCGTCACGGCGCATCCCCGGTCGTGACGTGCCGGTTTCGGCGATCATCGCTGCGGCGTCCGTCGGCCCGGTCGACCGCGTGGTGGTGAACACTCCTGTTGGCGACGTCCTGATGGATCATGGCGCGCTTGCCGTCTGCACAGGCGTCTCCGTGACGGTGGAAGAACATGCCGGTTGAGTTCCAGACCATCCTGCCGGCCAACGCCACCGGCTTTGAGCGCGCGCTCGAGCAGGTATCGGGCGAACGCTGGCCGGCTCTCGACGTCGATATCGTGCGGCGGACAAAAGACCCGTGGGCCTGCCCGGAGCATCTGCTGCCCTATCTGGCCTATGAGCGTTCCGTCGATATCTGGGACGAGGACTGGCCGACGTGGAAGAAGCGCGCGGTGATCGCCTCCGCACCCGAGGACCACCGCCGCAAGGGCACGCTCGACGGCATGGCCCGCTATCTGCGGATCGTCGGGGCCTCGATCGACCATGTCTGGCGGCCGCCCTCCGGCTATCGGCTCGGGCGCGGCATGACCGAGGCCGAACGGCTTGCCTGGCTGTCGCGCTATCCGGAACTGCGCATCTATCGCGGCCGCCGGCGATTTGCCCTGCGCGGCCTGGTTCTCAAGCGCCGCTTCATTGCCGGCCGGGGCGCGGTGCTGGCGCCTGACGATGCGGCCGCCTACGCGATCGCGCAGGCGTTTCTCAATGATCGCGGCATCGAGACGAAGCTGGTGGTGGCGCGGCGCGAGCCGATCCGCCGCAGGGCCATCGTCGAGGAAGCGGTCGAGGTTCGCGTGCCGAAGGCGATGCGCGGCATGGTGCTCGGCCATTCCTTCGCCGGCAGCGCGCTCCTTGGCGTCGATGATGCGGCAGCGCGTGTCTATACGCTGGTGACGCGGCAGCAGCAGGAGATCGCCGACGGCTCTGTCCTTGCTGTCGACGTGCTGCGGCCCGACCTTGCCGTCATCGATGTGCGCTCGCAGTTCGTGCGCGAGCGTTTTGCACTCAACGGTCTTGTCGACAGCCGCAGCCGTATCGGTCGTGCCTTCCTGGTGCCGGACCGCGCCGTCGATCACATCTATACACGCACCCGTCTGTTCGATCCGACGCGGCCGCTGGTGGCACGCCACGGCGGCGGCGCGGTAATCGGGCGCGATCTTGTCAACATCGCCCACCATACCGCGCGCATCCGCGTGCGCATCCGTCAGCAGATGCCGCGCCGCGGCATGATGGTCGGGGCATTCCTGCGCGGCAGGCTGGTCCCGCGACAGGACAGGGCATTGACCCTCACGCTCGGCGCCATGCGCTCGGCCAAGCGGCTGAGCGACAAGGTGCTGGCACACACGCAAACCACAACGCGCGCCACGATCTCGAACGGTCTGGAGATCGGCGCCTTCACCATTGGCGAACTGAGAAGGGTGATCTGATGTCGCGTCGCGTCAAGTTCTACGACCTCATGCTGGCGGAAGCCGACGACTTCAACCATGTCGGCGAATATGCGCAGGGCGATCTCGACGATGTCGTGCGCGATGCCGTGTCGACCGACCGCAGCTTCGCGGGCTTCGAGGTCTCCATCCTGCCCGGCGGCACGTCGATCCAGGTTGCGCCGGGGCGCTTCTATTCCGGCATGATGTTCCGGCTCGATACGGTGACGGAGAAGAACCTCGCCAACCAGATCCCGCTGGTGCAGAAGCGCATCGCCGTCGTCACGGTCTGGGGCCAGGAGGTCGCCACCGACCTGCAGCAGCGTTCTGTCGCCGTCGATGTCGACGACATGATCGGCGAGCCGCAGGCCTTGCAGATGCTGATGCTGCGGCAGGCCAATGTCGAGACGATCGTCGGCGCCGAAAGCGGCGATCCGCAGCCGCCGGCCATTCCCACCAATTCGATCGTGGTGGCAACAATCGTTCTGGGTGTCGGCGGCATCGAGAGCGTGACCATGAACGATGCGGCGCGGCTGACCTCGACCCAGCGCAATGCGCAGGCCATCGGAGCCCTGCGCGCCGACTTTACCCGCGTCGAGCCGGCCGTCACCGGGCTGGTCTCCGACCTTGCCGCGCTCAACGACCGCAGCCGCGACCGCGCCTCGCGCAAGGATCTGGAGCGCGGCCTGCTCGACATTGCCCGGCTGAAGGACAAGGTCGGGTTGCCCGACGCCTATGCGCAATACGGCGCCACCTTCTTTGCCGACGATTCCGAGACCGACACGGTCTATTCGGCATCGACCGCGAAGATCGACAACGGGCTGCTGTTCCCCGACGCGGCAGCGAGCGACTGGCCGCTGGCGCTGTTCAACGACAACGATCCCAATGCGAAGAAGCATGCCAGCGGCCAGGTCCTACCGGCATACGACACTGTCGTGGCGATCGCGGGTCCCGCCACCAATGGCGACGTGTCGCTGTCGCAGTTCGAGGTCAAGACCCACACGATCAGGACCGAGACGGTCTACCGCACGGTGACGCGCTATGGCTGGACCTGGAACTACGCGCCGTACTGGTATGGCTATTATTATCCCTACGCCTATGCCTACGGCTACGACTGGTGGGTCTGGAACGGCTATTGGGGCTGGTGGGCATACTATCCCGTCAAGACCTATTACAGCTGGACCGAAACGATCCCCGAACAGGTGACGTCGGTCGTCACGACCACGACCGCCTATAACGGCATCCTGACGGCGGAGACGTTCCGCGCGCCTCGCGCGATGTGGTTCACCGGCGTCAACCTGAAGCTGACCAGCCTCGACGCGTCCGGTGACGTGCATGTGTTCCTGACCGAGACCGAGCTTGGCCAGCCGGTCCTGGCAAAGACGCTGTCGAGCGTGTCGATCCCTGTGGCGAATTTGAAGAAGTCGCCGGTGAAGACGGCGGCGATGATGAACCCGGTCCTGCTGGAAAGCGGCAGGATGTATGCGCTCGTCATCATCACGCAGGGCAACCACCGCATTGCCACCGTCCATCCGGACACCTGGCGCGACGGCACCTGGTTTGCCGGCACCGACGGCGAGTATTTTGTCGGCGACCTGACGAAGGACATCTACCTGGAGGTGCTGGCGGCCGAGTTCAGGAAGCCGCGCAACGAGATCGTGCTGCAGACGGCCGACCTTGCCGGCGGCATCAACGACATCGTGGTTGCCACCGAGCAGATCGTGCCTTCCGGCACGGAAATCTCCTGGGAGATCAACATCGCCGGCACCTGGCGGCCGCTGCGCAGTCTCGAGAACATGCCGGGCGGCACCAATACCGCGCCCATGCGCGCGGTGTTGATCGGCTCCAAGGACCTGATGCCGGCATTCTACACCGGCGCCAACCGGCTGACGCTGTCACGACCGGCGCTGGCGCTGTCGGAGCAGTCGAGCGAGATCACGCTGGGTGCCGCTGCCGAAAACATCCGCCTCGAATATGTCGTCCACAAGTGGAACGCCGTCGACGCCACGCTGGCGCCGACCATCCGCAGCGGGGCTTCGACATACACGCCGGACGTGACCGAGCCGCCGGTGGCCGATGACCCGAGCGGCGACAGCGTGCGGCTTGGCTTCGTCTTCAATATCGGCACGCCGATCACGACGTTCAGGATCAGGACCGAGATGACGCGCACGGCAGGCATTGCGCCGCCTGTCGTGCTTGAACGCCGCTACGTGGCGCTGTCGTGATCGCTGGAGGATTGACCATGGCGAAGACCCAGACGCCGGCGAAGGGCGCCAGCACTCTTGTTGCGACCGAAGTCGCGGCCGTCTTCAAGATGCCCGGCATCACCTTCCGGCCGGGCGTCGTCTATCAGGCAAGTGCGGCCGTGCGCGAGAAGCTCGACGCGGCGGGTGTCCTGAAGAAGGCGCCCGGCAACAGGGACTGATCATCATGCGTCTGTTCGGCTCATCGCGGCTGCCGGCCTTCATCGACCGGCAGACGAAGGCGGTAGCGCGGGTCTTCAACTACTACTGGGATCATTTTGACGGCCGCCTGCATGCGCTGGAAGAGATGCGCGTGTCGTGGCAGGACGCCACCGCCGATGTCAGCCGGCTGGCGCTCGACCGCATCAACGAGATTCTGGGGCCGGCGATTGCCAGCGTTGCCGAAATGCAGGCGCGCGGCTTCCTGATCGCGCATTCGGCAAGCAGCAACGAGCTTGCCGCTACCAATGTGCTGACCTTCGCCATTGACGATGAGGCCGAGCGGCGGCTGTTCACGCCGTCGCCGTTCCTGGCGCTGACCCGTGCGGCGACTGCGGACGACTATGCGGTTGCCCGTCGCGTCGCATGGGACAGCGAGACGGGCATGCTCATCTGCGAGGTGGTCGCAGCCTATGGCGATCCCGGCCCGCATGACGACTGGGTGATTGCCGCCCTTGCCGGCTCGACCATGGCGCAGGTGGAGATGCTGGCGGGTGCGACAGCCGCCAGGGATGCTGCCGTCGTGGCAAGGGGTGGCGCAGAAGATGCGCGCGACCTGGCAAGCGGGTCTGCCGGAACGGCAGGCACGGCGGCGGGCAATGCCGCTGCTGCCCGAGACAAGGCGCAGAAATGGGCGCAGGAGGCGGAAGATGTCGCGGTCGAGGCCGGGCAATACTCGGCGCTGCACCATGCCGCCAAGGCCGCGGCGAGCGCCAGTGCGGCGGCAACATTCGATCCTTCCGCCTATCTGGCGAAAGCGGGCGATCTGGCGGGGCTGGCGAGTGCTGCGACCGCGCGGAACAATCTCGGTCTTGGCGATGCCGCGACACGCGATGTCGGCACGGCGGCGGGAGACGTTGCAGCGGGCGATGACGGCCGGATCGAAAATGCCGTGCAGAAAAACGCCACCGCGCAGCTGACGGCGGGCTACACGACCACCAGCGACGATGACGGCACGAAATCGTCCGGCACCTATACGCCGGTCGCGGCGGACGGGAACTTCAAGCACATCGTCAATGGCGGCGCGTTCACGCTCTCGGCCCCGTCCGGCGTTCATTCCATGGTGATCCAGATCGTCAACAATGCATCGGCCGGCGCCGTCACGCTCTCCGGCTTCACCAGGGTGTCGGGCGTCTCCTTCACGACCACGAACGGGCACAAGTTCCTTCTCTTCATCACCCGCTCGCAGGCTTACGCACACGCCAATGTGGTGGCGCTGCAATGACCTTCCCGTTTCCGATCGGCCAGGGTCCGGTGGTCATTGCAGGCAGCCAAGCCTACACGACGGCCGGCAGCTACAGCTTCACCGTTCCCGAATACAACACGCTCACCGTCGTGCTGCGTGGCGGCGGTGGCGAAGGCGGCGGCGCGACCGCCGGCGCATCAGGGGGCGCCTCGACCTTCAACGGGTTGTCGGCGGGTGGTGGCGCCGGCGGCAGCGCCTCGGTCACGGGTGGTACCGGTGGCACGCAATCTGGTGGTGGCTCGGGAAGCAGTAGCGGCAATGCTGGTGGTGCAGGGCAGTCCACGGGAGCAACCTACGGTTACGTTCATGTCACCAGTGGCAAGGGCGGGAACAATCCTGGCAGCGGCGGCGCAGGAGGTGCTGGCAAGTACGCCAACGCCGCCTCCAGCGGTAATGCGGGATCGGCGCCTGGTGGCGGTGGCAGCGGCGCCGTTTATGCTTACTCGCAACTCGTGTCGGAAGGGAAAGCCTCGTTCACCTATTACTACACACTTGGCTATGGCGGTGGCGGATCGGGCGCCTACCTGGTCAGGACCTACAACGCATCCGACAGCGGCGCGCCAAAGCCCGGCGCAACGCTGACGGTGGTGGTCGGCGCCGGCGGCAATGGTGCCGGCAATGGCGGTCCGGGTGGCACAGGAAGGGCCGATCTGTCATGGGCATGAACACCATCGACGTCGAAGTCGCACCCGTTCGCGGCCGCATCGCTCTGGCAAAGCCCCTTGCCGAACTCAGGGCGGCGTATTTTGGCGAGTATCCCTATCTGCAGACGCCTGACCGCAAGGCTGCCCTCGACGAGATGCGCCGTCTGTGCCTCGACCCCGATGTGCTGATCGTGACGGCTCATGATGGCAAGACCCTTGTCGGCAGCATCATCGTCGCCCCCCTGAACGGGGCACGATACATGGAATGGATTGAACGCAATGGGCTGAACCCCTCCCGATGGATGCACGCGCTCTATACGCTGACGCAGCCGCGCTGCCGGAAGCAGGGTGTCAACGCCGCCATGGGCGATCTCGTCACCGCCGAGCTTGTCCGGCGTGGTGTAGAGGGTCGCATCGCCATGGTGATCCAGCGGCCGCAGGACGATCCGAAGGCGCCGGCAGGCTGGCGTGATCCCGTCGGCTTCTTCCTGAGGCGCGGCTACGAGCACACCGATATCGCGCCGCTCCCTGCCTCCTGGTGCGACATCGGTGACGATGAGCCGACCGGCAAGCATTACATCTTCATGGCGTTGAGGACCTGATCCGATGCTTGAGCTTCGCCACAATGATGAGGTTGTGGCGCTCGTCCACGAAGGTGGATGGGTGACCTTGCCGAATGGTGACGTGTTCTCACCGGCTGTAGCGGGCTGGTCGGACGATGACGGCTTTGCGCTGGTCATGCATGTTCCGCCGGAGCCCGAGCCGGAGCCGGTCGATCTGGTCGCATATGCCGCCGATCGGCGCTGGCAGCGCGAGGTCGGCGGATTGACATTCGGGGCTTTCCGCATCGCGACCGATGACCGGTCCAAGATGATGATCATCGGCGCGCGCGCGGCGGCTGTGGCCGACCCGGACTTCACGACGGAATGGAAGATGGCCGACAACAGCTTCATCACGCTGGACGCAGCCACCATCATCGCCATCTCGGACGCGGTTCTGGCGCATGTCGCAGAGTGCTTCGCCATCGAGGCGCAGGTGCTGGCGGCCATCGCCGACGGCACCGTCACCACGACCGCCGAGATCGACACGGCGTTCGCGCCTTAGACGCGGCGCGCCGTTCTCAGGCGCATCAATCGCAATTCGTTCAACCGACAAGGAGGAGCGTCACCATGACGGCCCCGCATTTTGGCATGACCTTTACCCGGCCGCAGGACGAGCCGGTTCCCGTTCTGGGTGCCGACTTCTCCAAGGTGCTGCTCATCGAGACATCAGCCGACGCCAACGCCACCACCTTCCCGCTCGACACGCCGGTCCGCTTCTCGTCCAGCGATGCGACCAAGACCGCCGATCTCGGCACCGGCGCGCTGGCTGATGCGGTGCGCGCCATCAACGACCAGCTTTCCGGCCTCAATGCCGGCGCGGACGTGACGGTGGTGCGTGTCGCCGAAGGCACCGGCGGGACGAATGAGGAGAATGCTGCTGCCACCCGCGCCAACATCGTGACGGCGCTGGGCAAGGTCAGCGAAATCCCCAGCGCCGTCAATTCCACGCCGCGCCTGATCTGGGCCGGGCGCACAGCCTGGCGGGCCGACCTCGATACCACGAACCCTGTCGTAGCGGCGCTGCCTTCTGCCTGCGAGAAGCTGCTGGCGGTTGCCGCCGTCGATGTCGACGACACCGATACGTCGAACGCCATCGATGCGCGCGAGACGATGAACTCGCAGCGGCTGATCCCTGTCGGCGTCGCCGCGCGGGTCTACGAAGGCTCGACGCTCGTCACCCGCCCAATGGGGCCGCGCGTCATCGGCCTGTTCGTGCGCAACGACAATGACCATGCCGGCAAGCCGTTCGACCCGATCGCCAACCGGCCGGTCCAGGGGCTTGCCGCCCTGTCGCGGAAAATACCGTTCTCGCTGCTTGATGGCTCCACCGAGGGCCAGCAACTGCTGGAAGGCAATGTCTCGATCGTGGCTGAAGGCGAGATCGGCGTCGACGGTTCTGTCGCCGATGGCGGCTTCGTCTTCATCGGCACCGACAATACCGAGACCGGCGATCTGTGGAAGCAGTTCCACCAGGTGCGTGGCGCCGACTACATCACCGTCAAGCTGATGAAGATCACCCGCCAGTTCCTCGGCCGCAAGATCGAGGCCGACATGGTGGAGGCGTGGCTCAACTCGATGCGCTTCATGCTGCGCGACCACAGGGCGGCGAACGACATCCTCGGCTACGACGTCGACTTCCGCGCCGACCTGAACAGCCCGGAGAATATCCGGCTGGGCCACCTGACTGTCAATCTGGGCATCGAGCCGGCACCCGCTTTCAAGCTCGCCAACCACGAAATCCGCCGCTACCGCCCGGCCATCGAGGGGCTGGTCGCCGAAATCATCGCTCGCCTCAACGCCACGGCGTGACCGGGCAGCGGCAGCACCATCTTCTGAAAGGACATCGCCATGCAGCCTCTCTACATGCTGACCGCCGTCGATGTGCGCCGAGCGACCGAGGCCGGTTCCTCGCGCGCCATCACCGTCTCCAAGCTCACCATTCCGGCCATCACCTTCGCCACGGCGAGCCACAATCCCGGCGGCGGCGTCATGGCCGTCGACTTCGCCCTGCCGCGCATCGAGGCGGTCGAGCCGGCCTTCGAGGTCAAGGGCCTCGACACCGACGTGTTCGGCGATCTGGGCAGCGTCGGGCGCTGGACCTTTGCCGGTGCCATGCGTGACAAGAAAACCGGCCGTGCGCTGCCGGCGCGCGCCGTCATCGAGGGCGCGATCGTCGAATGGACGCCCGATGATGCCGACCCCTCCGACTTTGCCGGCTGCAACCATGCGGTCAAGGAGGTGACGCATTACGAGTTCTGGCTGGACGGTTCCGAGCTCTGGTATGTCGACTTCTTCGAGCGGGTGCTGCGGCGTGGCGGCAATGACCTGTTTGCCGATGAACGCCGCGCGCTCGGAGCCTGATCATGACGCAAGGCTCCACCATAACGGTCAGGCTCGAAACGCCGGTCTCCTACAATGGCGAGACCTTTGACGCGCTCACCTTGCGCAAGCTGAAGGCAAAGGACCTGGTCGCTGCTGATCTCGCCACCGGCGACGCGCAGCGGGCAATTGCGATCTTCGCCTCCATGGCCGGCGTGCCGGTCCAGGTGATCGAGGAAATGGACGTCGACGACTTCGAGCGGCTGGGCGCGGAGGCAGCCCCTCTGATGGGAAAGTCGGCAACGGCGGCCATGGCGAAGACGCCGTCAGGACAAGCGCGATAGAGGCGGTGGCGGTGCTTGCCCGCCATCTCCACACACCCGTCGGCGAGATCGAGGACATGGACGTGGACCGGTTTGCAGCCTACTCGACCGCGCTCGGGCGCATCCTCAAGGCTGAGACCGGGAAGTAGACCATCATGGCTGCGCTGACTTCAAAGCTGATCGTCGAGCTTGTCGACAGGCTGACGGGTCCGGTGCGCGGCGTCAATGCCGCGCTCGGCAGCTTGAGGGCGGCGCAGGACCGCAACAATGCCCGGCTCGATGCGTTGCGCGGACGCATGGTCGAGGCGGGCGCGGTCGCCTATGGCCTTGCGAGGGCTGTCGCCGCGCCCGTCAATGCAGCCACGGCGTTCGAGACGAAGCTCGAAGATATCGGCCAGAAGATCGACGAGCCGGTCGAGAAATTGCCCGAGCTTGGCCGCGCCATCCGCGCCGTTGCCAAGGATACGTCGCAGAGTGCTTCGGCCATTGCCGAGGGCATGGACGTGCTTGCCGGCATGGGTGCCAGCCGCGACGACGCGCTTGGCCTGCTCAAGCCGATCGGGCGTGCTGCGACCGCCTACAATGCTCAGATTGCCGACCTGTCGCAGGCGGGCTTCGCCGCGCTGGACAACCTGAAAGTGCCTGCCGAGCAGTTCGGCGCGGCGCTCGACGCCATGGCGCAGGCCGGCAAGGCTGGCGCCTTCGAGTTGAAGGACATGGCGCAATACTTCCCCGAGCTTGGCGCCGGCTACCAGGCGCTTGGGCAGACGGGCGTTCCGGCCGTCGCCGATCTTGCAGCTGCCTTGCAGATCGTGCGCAAGGGGACCGGCGACAGTGCGAGTGCGGCCACCAACCTGTCGAACATCCTGCAGAAGGTCTATGCGCCGAAGACCATCAGGGCCTTCAAGGCCATGGGCATCGACCTGCGCAAGTCGATGGACCTCGCGCAGGGCAAGGGCATGTCGCCGATCGAGGCGATCACGGAAATCACCAACGAGGCGCTCGGTGGCGACCTGTCGAAGCTCGGCGAGTTGTTTGCCGATGCGCAGGTCCAGCAGGGCTTGCGCCCGCTGATCCAGAACCTGGAACTTTACCGGCAGATACGCGCCGAGGCGATGGACGCGCAAGGCGTGGTCGAGGACGACTATCTGCGCCGTCTGGAAACCGGCGCGGCGGCCACGGAACGGTGGAAGAATGCCGTCGAGAGCCTGAACATCGCCATCGGCACAGCATTGCTGCCGGCGCTCACCAGCCTTGCCGAAACCCTGACGCCGATCATCGTGAAGATCGGTGAGCTTGCAGACAGATATCCCGGCCTGAACCGCGCCATCGTTGTGGCTGGTGCGGCACTGGTCGCGTTGCGCGTCGCCGCGATCGCCGCCCAGTTCGGCTTCTTCTGGATGAAGGGCGGGCTGATCACGGGCGCCATCGCCGGGCTGAACGGACTGTCCGGCGCAGGCAGGATCGCCGCACTTGCCTTCACGCCGGTCACGGCCGGATTGAAGGGGCTGCGCACCGCCATGATCGGCTATGCTGCGGCTGCCGCCGCCGGTGGCCATGGTGCCGCGCTCTCTGCCATGGGGTCGGGCCTGCTTGGACTGCTCAATCCGCTGCGTCTGGTCACGGCATCCTTCCATGCGCTGAAGCTGGCGCTGGTCGGCACCGGCATCGGCGCCATCGTCGTCGCCATCGCCATGGCAGGCACCTGGATCACCAACAACTGGTCCGGCATCGCGGAGATGTTCTCCGCCTTCGGCAGCGCCTTCATGGCGGCGATCGAGCCGATAAGGCCGGCGCTGGCCCCCGTGATCGATGGCGTCAGATGGCTGTGGGACACCGTTGCCGGCCTGCTCGGCCCGATTGACGAAGGTGACGAAAGCTGGCGCGCCTTCGGCACGGCGGCGGGCGCTGCAATCGGCGGCATCGTCGCAGGGATTGTCGAGCTTCCGGGCAAGGTCGCGGCGGCCATCAGCGAGATGATCGCGCGGCTGCGTGCATTTGGCGCAGAGATGGTCGAGGCAGGCAAGGCGCTGATGGCAGCCCTCCTCGAAGGCATCAAGGCCGGCGCACAGGCGGTTCTGGATTACGTCTCCAGCATGGGGTCACGCATCAAGGGCAGCATCACGGGTGCGGCCTCCGGCGCATGGTCGTCGATCAAGAGCTATGCCGGCTTCGGCGACGAAAGCCCGGTCATTGCCGGCGCACGCGCCGCCGGTGGGCCGGTGCGCGCCGGCCTGCCTTATCTCGTCGGTGAGCGCGGGCCGGAACTGTTCACACCGAACCTGTCCGGCAGGATCACGCCGAACAATGCACTCGGGCGCGGCGGTGCATCGCGCCAGCCCGGAACCATCAACCTGACGCTTAATCTGGGCGGCGTTCACGGCGTCACTGATCCCGAGGTGCTCGCGGCCCGCATCGTCGACATCACCAGCCGCAAGCTGCGCCAGGCCATGTCCGGCATCCAGTCGGATATCGGCTATGCCGCCGGCATGTGAGGCGGCAGGGAAAGGCGTGCCATGCTCTACATGATCGGTACGCTCGCGCTCGACACGCGACCATTCGGCGTGGATTCCATGAGCCGCGATGCCGACGCATCGGTCGTCGCCAAGCCGCTGATCGGCGCGGCTCCCGCCAAGGAGTTCACCGGCGACGGCGAGGACGACATCACGCTGACGGGCCAGCTTGTGCCGTCGCGCATCGGCGGCATGGACGCGCTTGAGACACTGCACCAGATGCGCCGTTTCGGCACCCGCTTTCCGCTGATGCGCGGCGATGGCACCCGCTTCGGCTGGTACGCCATCACGAAGATCGGCGAGCAGCATGATGATCTTGGCCGCGACGGCGTCGGCTTCACCGTCAAGGTGACGATATCCATGACGCGCACGCAAGGCACGGCCGGGGCCGGCCAGCAGATCATCTCCGGGCTGTTGTCGCTGTTTGCCGCATTGGGGCGCTGACCATGCCAGTGTCAAACATACACGAGACCATCATCGTCCGAGGCGAAGGCATCACGCTCGATCTCATCCTGTGGCGGCGCCATGGCGTGCGCGGCCAGTCGCTGGTGGCAGACGCGTTGACGCTCAATCCCGGCCTTGCCGCGCTCGGGCCATTCATCCCGCCTGGAACGTCCGTCACCATTCCCGACCTGCCGCCGCAGCCTGCGCCAGCGGCGGCGAAGGTCGTCAGCCTGTTCGGATAAACAGCTGGAATGGTGTCGGAGCTGAATGGCGACCCGACCAGAGCCGGGCCGTCAGTGCCCTTCTTTCGTCAGGGAAACCGCGATCAGGCCGATCAGCATCCCTGCTGCCGCAACATAGGCAAGGGCCAGGATCGTTCCCATCACGCCGAGCCCCGCAACGGCAGCCGTTGCCGTCAGCAGCAAGACGAGAGCCAAGGCTGCCATGCGCTTCGAATGCCTGCAACCGAATGCCATGCTCGTGCTCCTTCCCCGCTGAACCTCATCCTCGCAAAGGATAGCTCCTTCAGCAGATGAGCACGATTGGCGTCGAAGTCGCAGCCCGCCCGTCCGCCGATCCATCGACCGGCGCATGACTGCCACGAGGGCATCCCTTGCCACTGGAGTTCTCCCACATGCCCTGGACCGTCGACTGGCGCGTCATCGTCGACGGCAGCGATGTCAGCGTCAACATGCGCCCCTACCTGCTCGACATCGAGGTGACGGACAAGGATGGCACGGCATCCGATACATGCTCGCTGACCTTCGACGACACCGACGGCCAGGTCATGCTGCCGGAGAGCGGGGCGAAGGTGCGCATCTTCCTGCAAGGCGCTCAGGTCTTCTCCGGCACCGTCGACAGCGTGCGCTCGTCCGGCTCGCGCGGCGGCGGCCGGACGCTGAAGGTGACGGCGAAGGGGTTCGACAGTCGCGGCAAGGTCAAGGAGGCGCAGGGCTTCCACAAGGACGACGCCACGCTTCAGGACTTCCTCGATCAGGCGGCAAAGAATGCCGGCCTGGCAGGGGTGAAGATCGGCGGCGATCTCGGATCGATCCGGCGCGACTATTGGGCCGCCGATGGCGAAAGCTTCCTGCAGATCGGCCAGAAGCTGGCGCGCGAGCTTGATGCCACCTTCAAGATACGCGCCGGGGACGGCGGCGACATTGCCGTCCTGCAGCCGCGCGACGAGACGCCGCTGGCAGCAGTGGCCGGCATCGTCGGCGTCAACGTCATCTCGTGGGACATCGAGCCGTTCGCCGGCCGCAAGGCCTTCACGAAGGCCAAGGTGCGCTACTTCGACCGCAAGGAGGCGGCGTTCAAGACCGAGGAAGTGACCCTCGACAAGGGTGGCGATGCGCCGGAGGCAACCAATCTGGTCAGGACCACGGCGGCGGACAAGGATCAGGCAAAGGCCATCGGCAAGGCCCGCAAGAGCGAGAGCGAGCGCGAGAGCGGCGGCGGTTCCGTCGAAATGGACCTGACCGTCGCAGCGCAGGCCGAAGCGCCCTTCACGCTTGTCGGCGCCCGTCCCGGCGTCGATGGCACATACCGCATCACATCCGTGCGCCACAGCGCCAGCCGATCAGGCGGCGCCACTACATCGCTGGAATTGAGGCAGCCGCAGGATGGCGCAGGAAAGGACGATCGGGCCTCCCGCGGCTGAACCGGCAAGGTCGAGGTCGGCGGCGTCTGTCTCGCCCGAAACCTTCCGCATGGAAAAAGCCCGACCGCCGGTCGCAAGGTCCAATGAGGGGGGCGGACGAGCGGCGATCGACGGTCGGGCTGTGCTGCCTGCGGCAGGCAGCCCCGAGACTTTACTCTTCCGATCTTCGATCGGCAATCACCCGAAAGGACAGCATCATGAACACCAACGTGCCCATCGGCGCGGCAAACCCGGCCGCGCTCGACAAATACCATGTCTATCGCCCTCTGCTCGACCTGATTGGCCTCACCGAGGGCACCGACAGGAAGCGTGGTTACGACGAGACACTGGCTTATGGCGCCTATACCGGCGGCGACGTCGATCTGCGCGCCATGACGCTCGGCCAGGTCGACGCCTTGCAGACCAGAATGCTGAAACACCCGAACAACAGCTTCAACTCCTCCGCACTCGGTCGCTACCAGATCGTGCGCACCACGCTCAGAGCCATCCGCAAGACGCTCGGCCTGCCATCGACCGCCCCGTTCGATGCCGACATGCAGGATCGCTGCGCCTGCTATCTGCTCGGCCTGCGCGGCATCGACAAGTATCTCGCCGGCCGGCTCGCCGAAGACACGCTCATCGACAATCTTGCCCGTGAATGGGCATCGCTGCCCACCACATCCGGCAAGGGCGCCTATGCCGGGCAGGACGCCGCCGCCAGACCAGCTCGCGTCCGTCAGGTTCTGGCCGAGGTCAGGAAACGTCATGCCGAAGCCCAGCCCGCGCGCGAGGTGGTGGTGGAGAAGACGATCGACAAGCCGGTCATCCCCGTTGCCGTCGATGCCGAAATCCGCAGGCGGACCGGTCAGTGGAGCTGGATCACCACCATATTCGGGTCCGGTGGCGCGAGCCTTGCCGCACTCGCAGGCATGCACTGGCAGACCGTCACCGCCATCGGCGCGCTCGCCCTCGGCGGCCTCCTCATCGCGCTCCTGCTGCGCCGCCAGATCACCAGCGCCATCTGCGACATCCGAAACATCACCGAGGGGTGAAGGGGACGCAATATGACCTCATCGAGGTTGGGATCTCGATGGCCGCCTGATACCCTGTGCCATGGTTCGAACCAACAGCACGATTCAGGACATGATTGACGTCGGGGATACGATTGTCGCCTATTGCCACAACGCACGATGCAACCACCGCGCGGCTGTCGATCTCTGCCTGATCCGGGAGAAGCTGGGCCCGGATCATGGTGCGCTTCACGAGGATCTGGTGCCGAAGCTTCGATGCTCCAGATGCGGCGGCAAACGGATCGGCATGATCGTGACGCCGGCCGCGAAGGGTCCCGACAGCAACGCGTATCGGAAGGCGAAGATCGGACGCTAG